CGACTCTGGATTCCAGTATTTAAACTGTTCTAACGCTTTTCTTCTTAGTTCTGGAAATTCATATCGACCCTTAACAGCATCTAAAAGTATTAAGTTGGCTCCCGAGTCCTGATCTGGAAAAAATATGCCCCAAGTCGTAATTGCACTAAAGTCAGCGGTCTCTTTTTTCATAAATGCCGTATCGTACGATTGTATAACATGTTGTAGTGGTGGAATTTTATCATCGTTCCATTTACGCCACCATTCTCGCTTAATGATTGCTCCTTCTTCTGAAGTTGGCTTTTGCATCCACTGCGCGTTCCATTTTGCAACGGGAAGCGTTGCTTTTACTTTTTCTAGCTCTTCTAAATTCCAATATTCTGGCCAAACGGGTTTGGTCCCTGATTCGTGGTCCAAGAGCGCCGGAAATTCGACCACGTGCCACTGATCTGCCTTTGCTTCCTTTTGATGAGCCAATAACATGCCCGTTAAATCTTTTGTTGACCATCTTGTCATAACGCAAACGATTTTTCCGCCTGGTTGAAGTCTTTGACGTGGTCCTGAAGTGTACCATTCATATGCATTTTCCATTGCGCCCGCGGATAACGCATCTTGCTCCGAGTGCGGATCGTCAATAATTAATAAGTCAGCACCCCGTCCGGTGATGGCACCGCCGACTCCAGCTGCGAAATATTCACCGCCTTGTGCTGTTTCCCACCTACCAGCGGCTTTGGAATCTTCTTGTAATGTTGTTTTAAAAATTTTTGCATAGTCTTCACTATCAATTAAGTGCTTGGCCTTACGACCAAAACGAATGGCTAATTCACCCGTGTGCGTGGCTTGAATGATTTTGAGTTTTGGATTACGGCCCACCATCCACGATGGCAAAAGATAGGACGCAAATTCTGATTTGGTGTGCCTTGGAGGCATGTTCACGATCAATCTATTAATTTTTCCTTCTGCTAGATCATTAAATTTTTTTGCAATGTGTCTGTGATGCGCGCCTTCAATAAACTCGGGCCAAACGCACTTAACAAAACTTAAAAAATCACTTTTTGCTTTATTTTGTATTTTTCTTTCCGCATGCATGACCTGAAGTTGTTTGAATTGCTTTCTAACGTCTGCGGGTAGTTTACTAACGTCTACTTGGTTTAAATTCATTTTTTTAAAATTTTTTTAGCATCACTATAGATGTTCAAAACGTTTTTAACAGCATTAACTCTCCAAATCAAGCAATTCAACCTAAAGTTGTGGGACCCCTTTTTAAAAAAGGGTGTAAGGGGGTCTTGATCTAATCTAGTTTGGAATTGGGTTTGGTACCTCTATTGCAACGCCCGTGAGGGCGTTGCACTTATGCTTATGCTTATGGTTGGTAATTAGTCTAGCAATGTCATGTAAGCTTTAGCATTTAATCTACTAAACTTATCTAATTTCTTTTGCATTGAATTATATTCCTCATCTCGTTCATGTTCCTTGATCTCAATGTATAACTGATGTTCTTCTGGTGTTAACATCTCCGATTGACCTGAGTAAGGATTAGTTGCTTTTATTTTATCTGTCATTCTACCTTTCGTTTAATGTGTAACTTGTATCACGATATTGTTCTTCGGTCAATGGTCTTCGTTCCTTGGTCACTCTATTAACAAAGTAATAATTATCAGGTTTATTATTCCACCCATTATAATCATAATCTTTAATCCATGCATTATCTTCTGTTAAATGTTTTACTTCTGTTGTTCTTCCAAAATGATCAACGGCTCTTGTTCCATACTTATTAAACCAATCATTATAACAACGCGTGTCGCAAAACTCGTTATAGACTAGCCATGATCTTCTTCTCGTTTGATTTGTCTTATTGCCTTTAGGTCCTTTAACTCTATCCTTAGTAAAATAAGTATGACACTCCGGACCTTGGCACAATTTTAGTTCACTCATTTTTATCCTCTCTTAATTCGCCAATACATTTAGCATGACTAGCCAAAACTTTTTCAAGTTTAGATATTCTTTGTTCAAGTTTATCAACTACTTTAAATAAAATACCTATTTGTTCTTCTAGTTTTTCTTTATTCATTGTTAACTCCTAAACTATAAATTGTTTGAGCAAGTCCACCGAACATAAGTAATAGTCCAACTGTTTGATCCCCCTCAGGATATACTCCAACAAATAATCCAAAGCCAAATAGTAATAAACCTAACGTAAATAAAATTAATTGTATTATTGATGTCATGCTTTCCTCACAGTATAGTTAACTGCTGTTCTTGGGTGTTCTGCCTCAATATCCCAAAAGTTATAACAAGGGTTGCCGTTCTTATCTTCCCATTGTCTTGATTTAAATTCCTCGTGTTCATCTGCACCTAAAAAAGTACAAACTTTTTTTCTGCTTTTTACATACCAAGTAAAGTATTTGTTTGTATTATTTGTCATAAGCTTTCTTCTTTCTGTTAATGACCTATCCTATCATTGATAGGATAGGTTTGTCAAGTGCTAGTTTACACTTTGATTTTGTTGTTTTTCGTACAACATTCTTTCTTTTATTTTATCCTCTCTAGTAATGTTTTTGTTCTTCATACCCCTTATTCTTTCAGCAAGATTTTTAGGGTTATAAATTACTAGACCACCACTATTACATCTAATAATTTCTGCGTCATTTACAGATAGACCTAACTCAGTACAAAGCTCAATCGCCTCGTCTAAATATTTATATCCTTTTAAACCCATTTTGATTTCTTTCATCTGGTTTAAAATTGATTTGATCCATTTATAATGTGCCATGATTAACTGACCTTTCTTCTGTTGCCACATTTCAAAAGTTTTAAATTCTTCTCTTGAAACTGCAATTTGTCTATCACGACAATACTCACGACCAATTAAATCTAACTCATATTCCTTATCCCATTTATCTGCGTATGATGTTAGATTATCTCTACCACTTGAACTACCAAGATACTTGTCATTAGCATCTTTGAATTTTTGTTCATGTGGGTTTCTGTCTTTGCCTTCCATTTCGATTGTAATGTCAGGGTTGCATTGGTCTTGTGCTTTTAGTTCATCACGAAAATAAGCATAGCCAAAATCTCTACTTTCTGGTCTATAATTATCATCATCTTGTCTATCAGTTCCGTCAATATCGCCATTTAATCTGAAATCAAAATGTTTAGTGATGTATTTATCTTCTTCGTCTTTTTCTTCTGGTTTGCCCATATATCCAAAATGAAAGCAACTATCTTTCGCAATCGTATTTACATTAGGATATTTGTCTTGAAGATAATGTGCCATATCAACATCTTTTTTTGGATATTGTCTTGACACACATAGTTTGGCAAGTTCCCATACTTTGTCTTGTACTCCTTTAAAGTTTTCTCGTAATTGAAAAAACTTTTCTTTTTCTTGTGTATCTTCTTGTTCCAAGTGTACTCGCATACGATTAGCGATTTTATTTCTATACTCTTGGTTTAGTCTTATTCTACTCATTTTTGCCTTTCTGTTATTTTGCATAATTGAAAATTATCACTTGACAATTCCTTTGTCAAGCATTATGTTGGATAGATAGGCTCCTGAGATATGAGCCTTTATAATAACGGTCTCGGGACAACTTCTGGTTGTGAAGTAATTTTACTTCTAACCTTACCAACAACCAGAACTGATCCCTGATCCAATGTGGCAAAGTAGGACGTAAAGCCCACGCCATTGGATCTGGGATCAGTGACCTAAGGTCAACTATGCAGAGTGGCGATCCCACTTTAAATATTGGGTGTTGACCACTGATCCCAGATCTATGTTATTAGTGGGCTAAGGCACATGCAACCGGCCCGTGAAGAGCATGGATCTGGGATCAGGAATAATGAGAAAAAATCGGCCCCATGCGGTGCACCTATACATCGGGCTAGGTTTTGCTCTTATGCATTCTTAAGTAAATGCATAAGGGTTAATATGAAAAATTAAAAAAGCTGCAAGCCGCAAGCTTGACAATGACTAAATGATAATATAGGATAAGAAAAACAGAAAGGAAAAAATGAGCACAAGAAGTAATATAGCAATAGAACTGCCAAAAGACAAAGATGGCAATAAAAGAGTAAAAGTTATATATGTTCACAGTGATGGCTACCCTTACGGAGTTGGCAAGATCTTAGTTGACAATTATAACAGAAGAGAGTTAGCGGAACTATTATTCAATTATGGTGACGCCAGTTATTTAGGCGATACCATTGACGAGTGTAGTTTCTACGGTCGCGACTGGAACAGGAAGGAAGACCCAGCAAAAACTTATCGCGATGAGTGGATGTTCATGAGACATATAGGCGGAGATGCTTTTATAGAATATATTTATATATTCAAAGATAATAGATGGCATGTATCCGAATTAAAAACTGCTGACACTAAAAACGGTTATGAAAATTATGTTGGGTATCATACCAAGTTTGAGCCTGTTATTACAAACAAGGAATATATCAAATATAAAGATAAACATGAGAAACACGCCGAAGTTAAAATGATCTCTAAAATTGGAGACATGTTGAAGGGTGCAGGGTTCGATGATGACAACGTTGTGATTCAAGGTGGAAGTGCCAAAAAATCAAACTAAAAAGCAGGACCGAGCGGCAGCAATGCCGCTTGGCCAACTAGTTAAAAAAATTAATAAAGAAAATGCGCCACCGGATGGTTGGCGGCCTGAAGATAAAGTTGCAAGCCTCAAGCTCCAAGCTCCAAGCTCCAAGCGCCACGAAAAAGACACAATCATGAATTAATATGAAATTAGAAAGTATGAAAGTAAAAGAAGCAATTAAAATTACAGGCTCCATGACCCGCACAACCAAGAACCAAGATGCCGGGCCTGTCATATAGCCTGCCGGCCTGGGAATGCCAAACAGGCGCCAAGCTGCGACTGGTCCCTGGCACACCCTGCCATGGATGCTATGCACTAAAAGGAAATTATATTAGATATCCAGCAATTAAAAAAGCACAGTATAAGAGACTGGGCAGCCTGGTCCATGACTCATGGGTCACGGCTATGGTAGCACAAATTAAAAGACAGAAGTGGTTTCGATGGCATGACGCCGGCGACCTTCAGTCCGCGGACCACCTTAAGAAAATTTTTGAAGTATGTCGACAAACACCTGGCACAAAGCACTGGCTGCCAACACAGGAGAGACGCTACCTGCCGCTCCCGGGCTCAACGGTCCCTGATAACTTAGTTATAAGATTATCCAGTAGCAAGATTGACGGGCCCAGATCCACGGCCTGGACGCATACATCATCAGTGGTGACAAAGAGCGCAAGCTGCCCGGCACCTGAACAGGGCGGCAAGTGTAAAGAATGTAGAAATTGCTGGAATAAAAAAATTAAGCATGTATCATACGGAAAACATTAATGTCTGGGTCACTATGAATGCAAAGCTAGAAGCTCACAAGTTGTGCACACGCGATCCGATCATAGGACCTGGGCTCCAAACTAAATGACCTATTACCATCCTAAATATTACGCGGAGATGAGAGCTGAGAGGAGGAAGCTTCAAGCTGCAAGCCTCAAGCTCCAAGCGAATCAAACTCCAGGCGGCAAGCCTCAAGCCCCAAGCAGCAAGCTTCAAGCTCCAAGCCGCAAGCGTCAAGCTCCATGATTCGTGAACCACGAAACATTTGAAAACGATTCACGGCTCTTGGACCAAGGGCCTCGACCAAGATAAAACTATTCTTTGAATGTTGCACATGCCATGCAATTTGGTGTGGTGAAAATCGAATTTTTCTACCCTTCGTTACTTTTAGTTCTACAGTGAAAAAGGTGCCAGAATTATTATAACCCAATAGATCAGGCATGCCAGGAAGACTAAGGTTTTCAATCCTATTCCAGATAATTTGTGGTGTAAATTCTTTAAGTTTTTTATATAGTTTCTGCTCTTCACCCACTAATTTTTAGGGGTAACTTTGTCTTTATCTTTTCCATTAGTTTTTGGCTTTAAAGATACTAACATAGCAACTAAAGTGAACACTTCATTGTACGGTTTTGTGGACAAATACGCTAACAATTGTTTTCTTTGCTCTATAGTTATTTCCATTTTTACTCCTTCCTAGTATGGT